TACAATGGCAAAACTCTTTGGATTCTCAATTGATGATTCGGATAAAACACCCGATTCAGTAGTCTCACCCGTTCCTCGTAGTAACGAGGACGGGGTTGACTATTTTGTTCAATCTGGGTTTTATGGGCAGTATGTTGATATTGAAGGTGTATACAGAACTGAATACGATTTAATAAAAAGATATCGTGAAATGGCACTTCATCCTGAGTGTGATGGTGCAATTGAGGATGTTGTAAATGAGGGAATTGTTAGTGATTTATATGATTCACCTGTTGAAATAGAATTATCAAACGTTAATGCTACAGATAAGTTAAAAGATAAAATTAGAGAGGAGTTTACTCATATTAAAGAAATGATGGACTTCGATAAAAAGTCTCATGAAATTTTTAAGAATTGGTACGTAGATGGTAGATTATATTACATAAAAGTTATTGATACTAAAAGACCACAAGATGGTATCCAAGAAATAAGATATGTTGACCCGATGAAGATGAAGTTTGTTCGTCAAGAAAAGGGCACAAAAAATAAAGGTAACTTGCCATTAGATCCACTTGCAGGTAATGGAACTAAAAAAGCAGAATATCCTGAGATAGATGAATATTATATCTACTCACCAAAACCAAATTATCCTACAACCATGTATTCAACTGCAGCAGGTGCAGGTGGAAAAGGTCAAATAAAAATCGCAAAAGATTCAGTGTGTCATGTGACATCTGGATTATTTGATCGTAATAAAGGAACTTGTTTATCATACTTACATAAAGCAATTAAAGCTTTAAATCAGTTAAGAATGATTGAAGATAGTTTAGTTATCTACAGATTATCAAGAGCACCAGAAAGAAGAATATTTTATATTGATGTTGGTAATCTTCCAAAGGTAAAAGCAGAACAATATCTTAAAGAAGTAATGTCTCGTTATAGAAACAAACTTGTTTATGATGCAAACACTGGTGAAGTCAGAGATGATCGTAAGTTCATGTCTATGATGGAAGATTTTTGGCTACCTAGAAGAGAAGGTGGAAGAGGAACTGAAATCACAACTTTACCTGGTGGACAAAACTTAGGTGAACTTACGGATATTGAATATTTTCAGAAGAAATTATATCGTGCATTAGGTGTTCCAGAATCAAGAATCGCAAGTGATGGTGGATTTAATTTAGGTCGTTCATCAGAGATACTAAGAGATGAATTAAAGTTTGCAAAATTTGTAGGAAGATTGAGAAAGAGATTTTCAAATCTATTCAATAATTTACTTAAAACTCAATTAATATTAAAGAATATTATTACACCAGAAGATTGGGATACTCTAAGTGATCATATTCAGTATGATTTCTTATATGATAATCAATTTGCAGAATTAAAAGAGTCTGAATTAATGAATGAAAGACTTGGAACTTTGGCAACAATTGAACCTTATATTGGAAAGTATTTCTCTAATCATTATGTTAGAACTAAGGTTCTTCGTCAGACAGATCAAGAGATTGAAGAGCAAGACGAATTAATTAAAAAAGAAATTAAAGATGGTGTAATTCCTGATCCAAATATGATAGATCCTATTACTGGACAACCACTTGAAGGTGGTGGAGATTTAGGAAATGTTCCTGTAGAACCAGACTTAGAATCTGATGGTGCGGTAGCAGATGCTCAATTCCAAAAAGATGTTAAGTCTGCGGAGATATAAATAATCAAGATATCTTAACATTTATTAAATATGGATGAATTACTTGACATGATTGCAACTGATGCATCAGCAACTGATATATCAGATTCGATCAAAGACACGTTGTATGCGAAGGCAGCTGAGAGAATAAATTCTCAAAGACCAGATATTGCTGCATCTATTTTTGATCCTACTGCAGATGTAGATACAGAAGTAGATGACTCTGTGGAAGAGGAATCATAAATAACACTATCACGGTTGATTATAAAAAATGGCAGCTATAAAAGTCGTACAAGAAATTACATCGTTAGATGGTAATGCAACAAGTGACCCGATTGCTTTAAAATCAGGTTATCTTAGAGTAACTCCTGCTGGTGGTGATGCATTTGTCTCCGTTGGAACTAATCCAACTGCGACAGATAATCAAAGTTTGTTTGTTGCGATTGATAGTCCAACAGTTTTTAAGGAAAGTGTTGCTTCTTGTCAAACAACATCAGTCACAAATGCATCTGCAGCAATTAAATTTGGTCTTCCATCTGGAACAGAAGCTCCATTTGTTGTTGGTGATACTGTACAAGTGACAGGATGTGCACCAGCTGGTATTAATACTACAAGTGCATCAGTTTCAGCAGTTACAGGACCAGACCCAATAAACGGAGTTCAGTCAGGAACTGTTACTTTAAATTATGGTGATGCTAATTTATCTGCTACTGATGCAGTAGGTGAAATTAGGAAAGTTGTTAAAGTCGCAGTGAGAGCAACTGGTAAAACACATATCTCAGAAGTTCAAATAGTAGGAGATTTCTAATGAAACTAATTACGGAAGAAGTAGCAAGAGTTAAATTTATTGTAGAAGGTAAAGGATCTCAGAAAAAAATGTATATTGAGGGTGTATTCCTTCAAGGTGAAATTAAAAACCGTAATGGTAGAATGTATCCAATTAATACTCTTGCAAAAGAGGTAAATAGATACAATGAAAGTTTCGTTAAAAAAGGTAGAGCATTAGGTGAACTCGGACATCCCGAAGGTCCTACTGTAAACCTAGATCGTGTATCTCATAAGATTACTTCTCTTGTTCAAGAGGGAAATAATTTTAAAGGAAAGGCACAACTACTTTCCACACCTATGGGTAAGATTGCACAAAATCTTATCGGTGAAGGTGTAACACTTGGAGTATCTTCTCGTGGTGTTGGTTCACTCAAAGAAGATCTTCATGGATGCAAAGTTGTAGGTGAAGATTTCATGTTAGCAACAGCAGCTGATATCGTTGCCGATCCTTCTGCACCAGACGCATTTGTATCTGGAATTATGGAAGGAAAAGAGTGGATTTGGGAAGGAGGAATTCTTCGTGAACAACTCGCAGAAAAAACACAAAAGAGAATCAATACTCTTGTAGACCAAAGAAAATTAGAAGAACAAAAATTGAATTTATTCAATGAATTTCTCTCTAATCTCTAAGATCTATAAATAAATACAGATTATTAATTTTTAATCACAATGTCCGTTGGTAGCAACAATTTACAAGAAATGGAAAACGCAGTAACTAAAGGCGCTGCTAAAGCTGATGCGATGCCAAGTCTAACTGGGACAACTCCTGGTCAAACTGGTTCGTATGAAGATTTAGGTGGCCCAACTCCACAAAACTATAGCCCTACAGATGATAGTGCTAAACTAAAAACACCTGGTACAACTCTTAAGCAAGTTAAGGATGTTGTAAACAAAGGTGCAAAACCAGCAGATGCAATGCCTGGTGGAAAAATGGAAGAAACAGAAATCGAAGGTGACGTAGTTGCCGAAGATGAAGTAGTTACTGATGAAGTAGTTTCTGAAGAAGAGACAACAACGGATGAAGTAGTTGCAGAATCTGAAGAATCTGAAGAAGAGATTACTGAAGAGGAAACAGCAGAAGTTGAAATAGACATTGAAGCAGATATCAATGCTCTAGTTGAAGGAGAAGATCTTTCAGAAGACTTCAAAGCAAAAGCAGCAACTATATTTGAAGCTGCTATCAATTCAAAAGTTCAAGAAATCTCTGAGCAGATTACTGCACAGTATGAAGAAAAACTTGTTGAAGAGATTGCTTCAATCAAAGAAGAATTAAAAGACCGTGTAGATTCATACCTTGAGTATGTTGCTGACGAGTGGGTTCAAGAGAACGAACTTGCAGTTCAATCTGGTCTTAAAGAAGAAATGACTGAATCATTCATATCTGGAATGAAGAGTCTATTTGAAGAACATTATGTAACAATCCCTGAAGAAAAATATGATGTCATCGA